CGTGTGCAGGGTCAAACCCCAACACGTATCGCCAGTCGTCCCTCTTCTCAGTCTCCAACACCCTCTCCATCTGAAGATTCTTGCGGGACTGCGCCCGTGGGAATACAGCGGCCTCGTCATCTACCACCCGACATAGGTACTCCTGAACGAATGACAACTCGCCCATCGCCTCCTTCTGCTCAAGCAGGAAGTTCAGCGGCCTGTACTCACCCCAAAGAGGAACCGGCTTCACGTTGTCCGGGTCTGAACGATACTCGTCCCAATTCGGAATCGCGCTCCAAACCCCCGTACTCCACGTCTTGTTGTTTATCATCTCGGTGTGGTACAGGTCGTTCATGCTCAACGGCGTGCCGACCACGTAGAGGCTCGTGCCGGGACTCAGCATCGGTGTAATCTTCTTTCGGAACCAGTTTCTAACCTCGGTCCAGTTGGTGTCTCCCGAATCATCGAGAACGTCATCGAATGCTATACAAGCGGGATGCTCACCACGGATGGCAGCACCGACCGACGTAGCCCTTATCCAAGAGCCGTTGGTCAACCGCAACTCCAACTTGTTACCCCGTCGATTATCGAGATACCTGCTCAACTGCGGGTGTCGCTTCAAGTCCTCGCGTATCTCCTCAAGCCTTCTTGTAGCCAAGTCCTTGCTCGCTGAGAACAGCCAAATCGTCATGGGCTTGTCACGCCATGTCTCAAACAGACACTTGTGCAGTAGTTTTATCCTTAATGTAGTTGACTTGGAATGGTCCCTCGGTGCGATGATGCAGACCCTTTGTACCTGTGCGCCCTTTCGGTCGCCGTACATCTCCATCCACTCACCGATATGCTCCCCCCAAGTATATCCGAGCCACTTGTAGAAGTATTCAACGTCCGTCCTACTTCTCTCCATAGCGAAATCCTGCATGAAACCCATCTAATCACCTCGGATGCAAGTCCTTCTTGCCGCAATGCGGGCATATACCCGTGATTGCCTTGGACCTCAACATACGTGGTGCGACCCAACCGCAGGACCAGCACTTTGCGCTCGTCCACTCACTCATCGGGCATCACCGGCGCAAACATAGTTCCGACAAGCCCCAACTCCTTGTCAATCATGTGGGCGCACAAGCCTGCTCTTGCCATCGTGTAACCATGCCTCGCATGGTATCTGTCCTCACCAGCCAAACTCGGCAACTGTATAATCATGCAGCCTCCGCGTTCAATCATCTGTTGATGGTGCAGGTGTCCGTGGAACCACATATGGTTCTGCGTAGCACCCCAATCTCTCCTCGCTTCGTGTGCCATCAGGGAATGTAACTTCTTCAGTACCTTGCCGTCGCCGTGCGTGAAGCCCAAGAGGTTGTTGCCGTAGGTGATGTACTGTCGAATGTGTGGACTCATGATAACCGTAACGTCTTCTGCGTTCTGATACAGCGCGTCTAAGTACATCATGAGCATCAGTGAGGTGTGCCTGTCGTGATTGCCACCCATGAACACGACCTCGACGGGAGCGACGGCCCTTAGACTGTCGATATGCTCCTGTGCCAACTGGCAACCCTGCATGAGAATCTGCGCGGGAGTACCGGCCATGTCCTGAGCCGTACCCTTGGTCGTCTGACCCACATCGTTGTCAACGTGGAACCAGTCGGAGCCAGCGGTCACGTATATCTTCTCAGGCTTGCCGGGAAGTCTGCTGACCAACTGACTCGTCTTCTCAAGCAGCCTCTCCCTCGCCTCATCGAAACCGTACTCCTCGCCTACCTCTAACTTCCAGCCGTACTTGCCGTAGTGCAGGTCGGTAGGGGAGATGACTACCGCGTAGTCCCTGTCAGATGCGTCTATCTTGTATGGCTTGACCGCCTTGGGCTTGTGGTTGACCATCAACTCCCTGAACTCGTTGCCTATGCTCTCGTTCAGATACCTGTATGCGTCAGCCTGCTTCTCGATGTCTCTCCATCGCTTTGCCTCGGCCTTGTGCATGACATCAAGCCTTCGCATGGCAATCATCTCATCAACCATGTCATCGACCGTCCGCATCTTTATCTCGTGGTCCGTGAACGGGTCCATCGCGTGCCTCCACCCGTGTATGCGCACGTATTCGTTCAATATCATGACTGGTATGTTGAAATTACGTGCCATGTCATCGACGGTCATGTTGCCACCGTCCTTGGAATAAGCCCTGCGCATGGCCCGGTGCTTCTCGCCCTCGACCACGTACATACCGTCAACCGCATCTAATATGCAGATGTATCTGTCGTTGGCCTCATCGTGATAGAACTTGCTCGCTATCAGTTCCGGTTCATCTGAGTATTGCGACGCATCTCTCTTGAACTCGTTACCCTTCTTGACCCAACGCTGTATAGCCTTGCGCCATGCGTCCCAACCGCGTCGCGGCTCTATCTTGTGAAGGAATTCAGCGAACTGCTTCTCATTCACAAACACTCTATCTTTGGCATATTTCTCGATGAGGTCCTCCCCACCGTGGAATCGCTCTCCCATGACTTTTTCACGCTTGGGGGTTTTATTAATGTATGGCTCGATGGTAATTATTTCAATTGATTTTGCCCTTAACAAAAAAAATAAAACGAGTGACTGCGCGAATTCTTTCAATTTGTTCTATTCTTTCTATAATGTGTTTGAAAAAGAGGGCCAAAGGTAAATAAGTTCTCTTCCATACTATTGAAAAAATTGAAAAAATAAACAAAATTAGCGCAGTATAACGGTTAATTCTTTCTGAAAAGTGCGAAAACAATAAAAATAAATAAAAGGTACACCCCAACCATTAATAAACACCTGCAACAACGTAATGGTATGGCCGAAGGTAGCCGATGGAACATCTTTCGCGCACGAAAGAAGGAAAATCCCAACCCCATGATAGAGAGAATGGGTATGATGGTTGAGCCGTTCAACCAAGTTGCGGGCGTCCCTGACATAATGCGCGACACGGAGCGAATGAGAACAGACAGCAATTTTGACAACGAGTTCGACTTGTACGACCAAATGCTGAAGATAGACCCTGAACTGAACGGTGCGGTCCGCGCAGTCAGCCTCACCGCCAACAACTACGAGATAAACTACTCGCGTGGGCGAAACGCAGCAATACGAAACGCCATACGCGAACTCGTTGAAGACAACATAGACTTCGGTGACATCATGATTAACGCCATGAGAAACCTCATGGTCTACGGCAACGACATCAACAAGATAGTCGGCAGGCAGGGCGTCGGCGTCACCGCCATACAATCCCTTCCTGTCAAGCAGATAACCATCGTTGACGACAGGGGTGGACTCGGTTCATACTTCGTCGCAGACGAGGACAACCCCATCATCAACGCAGACAAGTATATGCTGCGCGAGGGCTCTATGTACGAGCGTGAGATACCAGCGTCCGAGATAATGCACATCAAGATTGACTACCGCTCCAACTGGTTCACCGACAACAAACTCCGCAAGACATACGGTATATGGGGCGCATCCCGGTTCACAGCCCTGAAGCAGCCCATACGCATGAAGTACAACAGCATGAACAACCGTGTGAGCCTTGAGGACTCGATGACGAAACAATTCATCACCATCGACAAGTCGGCCATCGAGCATATACAGGACCCCGCCGAGCAGAACGACAGGCTGAAGCACATCATGGACGAGGTAATCACGCTCTTTGAGGGACTGCGCGGCGACCAAATCCCCGTGCTGCCCCACTACGTTCAACTGCACCACGTCGATGTCGGCAACTCCGTGCCGAACAACACGGACTTCCTCGACACCATCAACGCTGACATCGCAGCCGTGCTGCAAGTTCCCCGTGTGGCCGCCGGTCAAGAGCGAGGGTCCACTTTCGCGGCGACCTACAACGCGAACCTGTGGGCCGTCGGTGCTATCAGCAGGATGCACCGAATACTCGGTGACGCGGCTATGAAGTTGTTCATGGTTCACCTCGACCTTCTCAACATACCGTACCGCAAGCAGGACCTACCCACCATCAAGTTCGACGCTATGGACTCCGAGACACCGCTCAACATCATGCAGCGGGTCGTTCTCGGCTACAATGCGGGCGTCTTGACACTAAATCAGTCGT